CCCAAACATTCTCAGGGAATAATTCCTGCCACGTTTTAATCGTGGTCGTGCGTAGCTCCGGGTAGCTGTTTCGTATTACTGCAAATCTGGTATATCTGATCCCATCTATCGGCGACGGCTCCTGCTTCACCGCCCGCAGCATCACTTCCGCTAATGAAGCAAACGTCTTGCCAGACCCGACCGGCCCCATCAACCCACGCACGAAACTGTCGTCTTGTAAAAATTGCCATACTGTTGGGCTTTGCGAAAAATCAAGGTTTAAACCCGCAAGCGCCTCAGTGGTTGGCTGCTTGCGACGCCGGGGTGATCTGTCTGTTGCTGCTTTAGCTCTCGCCATCATAATCCTCTGGGTCAAAAATAATAGTCAAATTATCGTTAAACTGGTCGCTTTCTAATTCAAGCATAGGCCCGCCGCACTCAGTACAAACAATAGCCTCACCACTATCATACACCCGACCCCTAGTAAGCCGGGAACAATATCGACACACTATATCATTCTTAAAAAACCTGACGCTGATATAGTCCTTCATGTCGATAACCTTACCCATCGTCGCCCTCAATCTCGACAATCTTGGTGGTCGGCCCAGTAATGTTAATACCAATCATGCTCGGTTTTTGATCCCCAGCATTCGGCTCTAACAACCCGCGATGCTTCGCCAACAGCCTCAACGCCGATAGCTTGTCGTGCATCTCAACCTCAATCGTGTTGCCAAACTGATTAGGCGTGACCTTAACCTTCTTAACCGCCCGGCGGGCGCGATCCGACAATTGATTACTTGGCGTCAGCGTAACCCGCCCCATATCATCCCACTGGATAACATCAGTTGCCTCACCAGCGCCAATCGCCTCTAGCTCCTGCACCACGGCTTCCCGCCGGTCAGCGTCGGACGATGCCAAAGCCGCCCGCTGCTGCCTAATCGTTGGCGTTGTTTTTCCTGACATCCAGACACTCCGATCCTGTTGCGGCATACCCAGCCAGATCAACCCAACTATCCTGATGATCGGGTGTGGCCGCTAACCTAGCCAACTTTACACCCGCCATCATCATAGCAACGTGTTCCGGCTCAATCTGTATGCCAATGAGCGCCGTCCATATAATAGCAATGCGCTCATGATTATCCCATATGCTGCCGTAATCCTCGCCACGATCAGCGACAGTTTCCTTGGCGGCCTCTAATAACTCGTATCTGTTCATCCTTCAGTGTCTCCCTTAACGTCAATAATTTTTAAGCTGCAAGTAGTGCATTCGTATTCGCGCTTATGCGCGTCATCGCGGCGCAACACAATCGCGCTGCGACAGCGCGGGCATTGCCGGTTGGTTAGCTTTCTCTCAAACGAGCCATCGCCCTCATAGATCATCGGCCTCTCCTGTTCCCCCACAAGAATAACACGATGTCCACTGGACGCAACCATAGCCATCCGGCTCGCGAATGAAGCCGTTGTCGCAGTCCGGGCAAACGGTGCGAAAATTTTGTGTGACACCCCCATCTACGCTAGGGGCGAGGCGGGGGGCAAGGGGTCGTTTTTTTGCAGGCGCAGCATCGCTCGCACCCCCTGCCGTACAAAAGCATACGTCGGTCTGTTCGTTGTACATCACAGCATACCCGACGCTACATCGTACAGCGACGGCACCCCTGCCCTTCGCTCTATCGCTGCATCACACACGTTGAGGGTGGCAGCGCTGACATCAGCCGCAGTGTAGCCAGCGACAGCCAGCCGCCGGGCGTGTGCTATCTCATTATCATACAGCCGCACCTGCCCGGTCGCCTGCTGCACGGCTCGGATGTAGGCATGAGCGATGGCGCTGGCCTCTGGCTGGTCGGTTGTGTGAGTGGTTACTTGTTCATCCCCCATACCCCCTATTACATTTGCGTGTGCCTCATCTTCATCACTACGAACCTGCAATGGCGTTGCGTTGTGTATTTCTTCATAGGTTGGCAGTGGGTCGTCCTTATCCCACAGCACTTGATACCTGTTGCTCTTCCATCCGCTTACTGTGTCTTGGTAATCCTTTGGCGATAGCTGGCGCACATACTTGCGACGCTTCAACACCTTCATCGCGTTATGTACGGTCACACGCTCTTTGTAGCCGGTGATGTCACACAGCGTTTCCATCGCAGGCCAACACACGCCGGCACGGTTCGCAAAGATGCACAACGCACCAAGCACTCGCAGTTCGCGCTCTTTCAACTCGCGATCACCAACCGATCTGGCTGGCATTACTGACCATCGTCTAGAATGGTATTTCATCATTCAGTTCCCTTTCAGTTCGCGTCTTGACCTTTTCAACAGCGGCACCCGGCCACATCGCCTTGGCTATGTCAGCCACTTGCCCGGCCTTGTCTTTACGCCAGCCTGACACGATAGCTGCGATCTCATCAACGCTGTAAACCACCATCTCGCGATGCTCTTTGGCAACCTTGCCTGCCTCATAGCCATTGCGCGTAATCGCCAACACTTTACCATCATCCATTGCCGCCTCCCAGTAATCACCAGTCAACGGTTTATGCCCGGCAGCTATGGCAGCCTGCTCAAGCGCAGCCAATCCTCGCAATGTCACTGACACCTGATGTTCGACATCGTGCTGGCTTTCAATTGCCTCATTCAGCTTATCCATCTGCGCTTCAAACCTGCCACGCAATCCCTCTGCCACAAGCCAAGGCAATCTATCTATGCCCCAATTCGCTTCCATTGCTGTTGCGGCTCGATCATATTCATGCAGCGCATCCTGCATCCGACGCATCGCCATCTGACTAGGCGCATAGTGTTGCTTGCTTGGTTTTGGTACTCGTTTGCCCTTCATTTTACCTCTCCTAAACGTAGGGTGGGATGGTAGGGTGTGATCTAAAGATCATCACACCCCACCCACCTGTTCCGGAACGTGCGATATAGGTGGGATGGTCACCCCACATTTTACGCTAACCCCTTGTTAATCCATACTTTGCCTTCATGCACTGTCACCACACCCTTATCCTGCAAGCCCTGCCGCGCATCTTTGCGCTGTCCGGGCGTTAAATCGGGTGATTTGACCTTGTGCGCCTCATGCCATTGGCTCACCGACAGTGCATCTGTCGTTAGTTTTATCAGCGTGTTTTGCAGCGATTGGAATGCGTGTTGCTGCCTTGCAGACAGGTTTTGCTTCTTGGTTGCACCTTGCGCTTCAATTGGTTTCAGCACGATGCTAGTGTCGTCAACCAATGCCACTGGCGTCATCTCAAACGTGATCTTGTCCATTGGCTCGGCATCCTTTTGCTTATCCATTGACAACGCCACGATGCTCTCAGCCTTGCCGACTGCCAGCACGGTGTCAGCGGCACCAGCCAGTGCCGAGCTACCGCGCATTGAGTTGATGCCCCGGCTCGCATCCTTGCCAGCGTGGTGTATTGCCAGCAGGCCACAGCCGGTGTGATGCTTTACCGCGTCACAGCCCCTGATGAACGACGACATATCTGTGGCGCTGTTTTCCTCGCCGGTCATGCTGCGAGCGACTGTGTCAATTACCAGACAGCTAAACTGCTCATCTAGGCTGTCAATAGTACGCAGCAACTTGTCGATGCTTTCCTCGTCCATCATATCAACAGCCATTGGCAAGACGCGCAGCAAGCCAGTATCCTCAACCTGATTATGCAGCTTCCAAGCCTTGACGCGCTTTCCAAGCCCGCCAACGCCCTCACCGGCAATGTACAGCACAACGCCCTGCCTTGTTTGCCTGCCGTGCCACGCCAAGCCGTGTGACATACACAACGCCATATCAATAGCTATGAATGATTTGCCGGTGCCTGGTGCGCCATACATGACGCTGAAGCCGTGCTTGGTCAGTACATCGTCAATCATCCACTCGACTGGCGGCATCGTCATCAGGTAATGTTCATCATACAGCGGGTAAATGTCAGGCTTGACCTCTGGCGCTGTCTCAACCACTGGCGCTTGACGTGCCATCTCAAGCAACACCTTCTTGCCATTGCCAGCTAACAGCCAATCAGCCACGTCACCCTTGTGCGGCAGGTTAGGCAGATCGAGGCGCTTGATCTTATCCACCGTGCCGTGTAGCGCAGCAATAACTGTGTCGGCGTGTGCTTGCCCGGCCTCATCGTTATCGGGCAGCACTACGACATTGCGGCCTGCAAAATACTGTGCAAGCTCCGGCTTCCAGTTCTTCGACCCGCCACTGTTTGTCGTTGCGATCAGGCCAAGCTCAATCAAAGCATCGGCGCATTTCTCGCCCTCTACAATAAACACTGGCGCTTGTGGGTTAGTCACGATGGCTGGCAGGTTATATGGCAGCGGGTCAATGTCTTTGATGCTGTTGATCCAGCCACCACTGTTATCCGGGCGTCTCTGTCTGAATGTCTTTGGGTTATCGAACCGCAATACCTGATAAGCCAAGACGCCATCGCTGTCATAGTAATCATAAGCGCGAGACATCTTCGGCGTCACTGGCAACGCTCTTTGCTGCTGCTTACTGATACCAAACTTTCGCTCCAATACATCTGGGAT